AGTTGGACTAACACCTTCAAAATCTCGCTTGCCTGTGTTTATGTAGTTGTCAATTTCGGCACCTAATGTTTCATCAACTCCAGGTATCTGTAACATTTTACCTAGTGTGATAGGACCAGCTTTAGCTGTTTGTTCTGCTATTACTTTGACCACAGTAATACAATATTTCGCTGTTTCAATTAAATCAGTATTTCCTTCTTTTTCTGCTTTTAGATAAGCGTCATGTAAGTTCTTAGCTGATGCCTTGGCACCCGCGCCACCTTTTGAACTGATGCCGATTTCTTGACCATTTGGAGCAATCAAGAAACTGTCGCACAAGGCCGCGTTCATGCTCATTGGCCACATCATCTTGCACTGCGACCATTCTGCTCCACCAGCTAATACTTTTCTTGCTTCTTCTGCTTGCCCTAAGATAACTCCACCTTCCAATGCGACGGGTTGCATGATCTCACCAAAGTAGTCACGTAAGGCTTCCATATGATCAGCCATGCCCTTGAACACAGTCCTTGGTTGTCCTGTCGCCAGCCCATATAATATATCTGTTAAGACTGGAGCAACTTCGGGAGGGGCGTTCTTGCCCACAGTATCAATTACCTGGGCGGCAGTCATGAATACATTTTCAGTTTTAATTAGGTTCTGTGGATCATATCCCACTTGCATTTTAATAGCACCTTTGGTTGCTAAACTCCATCCTGTAGGTATGTCTTTGTTTGACCATACGCTCATCATGTCGTGTTTGGTCTTTTGTAGGTATCTGCCCCATAGTATAACACCACCATCCATGTTATCTAACACCGCTACGGCAAATGCTAGACTGCCTGCGTTGGGAGAATTAGTCCACACAATCTTACCGTGCATGTCTTGTTCGTACTGTGCGAGTGTTTCGTCTCGTTGTTCTGGATTGTCAAATTGTGCAGTATTGGGTTCTGGATAGGAATCAACTCGAATAAATTCTGCTTCTTGGCCGGTAGCATTAACGAACTTGTCACCTGCCAGGCGACCAAAAATTCCCTTTGCTTCTAGTAATATATGTTGTAGTCTCATGATAGTGTATTTATCGTTAGTTGGACTTCCACTTGTCTAGTAACCATGAGCTTGAATTACTCTTAGTGGTTCCGCCAACACCAAACACAAATGTAACATCGGGTTCTGACAGTTCAGGAATATTATCTCTTGTGCGATCTCCACCATTGGCTACAATGATCTGACCTGCAGGATACAGTAATTTGACATTTTGTATGGCACGTATGGCACTGTCATCAGAGTCATCAAACAACACGCAATGATCTACCATTCTTAAATTTTCTAATATTGCTACTCGATCAATGCTAGGCATAAAAGCACGCCCTTTTTTACGGACAAGCCAAGCATCTGAGTTTACACCAACTACTAATATGTCACCTAATTTACGGGCGGCCAACAAGTATTCTATATGTCCGCGGTGTAGAGGATCAAATCCTCCTGTTACTAGAACAACCTTGTTGGTCATTTTGTAAAGCTCTGACCTTTAGGTGCTCGCATGATGCCAACAGGAGTAAGTAACTTCGTTGATTTAGTGTGCTTTGGTGGTTGTGCTACTTTCTTTGTTTTTGATTTAACCGTTTGATTAACTTTTCCGGTTATAGTTGGCTCTCCGGCACTTTCAGGTATTTGTGTAGCTGGCATAACCCAATCAATATAATAGTTTTCTCGATCTAACCAGTTCACAACAATTTCTTCTTGTTTTGGGTATCCATATCTATTAATACTGTTAACTATACTATCGTGTAATAATCCTTTTTCTGCTAGGTCATACCAACTGGTAGTCTTAGGATCCATTGGTTCTATATCTGATTTATATACAGCAATCTTTATCCATGGGTCTTGCCATGTTTTATTTAAATAAAAATCCCTACAATCAAATCCATTTACAGCTAGCATATAAATTAAACTGGTTGGGGTGTGATTATAATAACACCCACTGTGGGTATCAGCATAGTATTTGTTATTGTGTACACCGTTAGATTGTGGCACGTGTAATACCAACATTCCATTGACTGTCATTTGCTCGTTCCAAAAACGCAAAGTTTCCAATGGATTGATACTGTATTGTAAGCTGTCATGTGCCCACATTAGATCAATGCTTACTGGAATTATTCTTTTTTCAGTAAAGTCTCTATTAATCTTGTATATATTTGTAAGGTCAGGAACCTTATTCAATCTATTAATATCTTTATCAACTGCATAGCATTTATAATTGTATGGTATTGGGGTGTCATCTTTGCTTTCTAAGGTAGCCCACCATGTCATGTCGCTACCATCACCACAGCCCATGTCACAGACTGTTTTAAGACTTTCTAAAAAAGTATCATAGCCGTATATTAACTTGAGTGTCGCCCAACTATCGTGATAATTAGCCAATTGATGAATCCTCCATGCCTGCTGTCCTTAATCGTGTAACATGCCCAAGCATAAAGTTTTTGCTTTCAATGCCTTTCATAACACCTAACCACTTGTTACGCAGTAGTGCTACTTCGTTGATAATAGTTTCAAAATCAATTACTTCGTCCTCTCCGTCTACATATTTTTCTGCGTCTCTCGACGTTAATGCTCTGTTGTAGGCTTCAAGATACTTTTGGAAGTATTTGCGTCTAAGTTTTCTCAGTTGGATGTTGAGAAAATTTAAAACTGCTTCAATTTCTTGTAGTTGATTAAATCGATGTTCGGTAATGCCTGGCAGTTGTGCCAATGATTTTTCTATATTGCCATGTATAGCGATCTCTCGTTTAGCATCATCTAACTCTCCTTCGTAAAAGAGAATCATGTCAGGAATTGAGCCTAAACTAGCAACTACTCGACTATACCACATTAATAGTCATCACTTCCATAAACATCATCTTCTTCTTCAGGAACTTCTTCTTCACCCAGAACATCTCTTACTGCTCTGGTCAGATATGCATCCGTCCCACCAAATGCTTTAAGATCATCTTCGCTAAGTCCACTATCAGCAACCACACTAACAACATGGTCTGCGGCTGTTTGTCTATCTTTGCTAGGAATGTATTCCTTAACAGTTATCCATAAGTCACTAAGGCTATCAACATCTATTGTCATTCTGCGTTTTCCTCAATATGTGTTTCGGTAGCACCTGCTGTTACTTCAACCATTGGTACTGTTTCTTGTGCAGGTTCTTCAACATCTGTACTTAGTCTTTTTAGGCTAGAACTAATTTCTTTCATTGCAACATCTAAACAACCATCATCGTTGGCTTCCCAACCCTTGCGGAATTTCTTAATAACAGTTCCATCTGCTGTTGTATAAACAAGACTGTTGCCTTCTTTACCTAACAGTTTTTTGTTTTCAAGCATGTTAGTAAGTCCTGAATATGGACTCATTCCAGTTTCGTATGGGATCTTAACTTGTACTGACTCAAACGGTTTGTTATATCGTGTTTTCATAATCTTACATGAAGCACGGATACCTTTAACTTCTGATATCTTGTTACCATCCTCATCTTCTTTTAGTTTAAGTTTTTTCATTGCAACAACAATACTTGATGCGTAGATAAAACCTTGTCCACCTGATATCTTATCATCTGGATCAAACATGTCTTGTGAGGCGTATGTGTGATTTGTACATACCATGCCCACATTATGACTACCAAACATGTTAACAGTGTTACGCACCAATGAGGTTAGTGCTTTAGGCTTACGACCCATGTCACCTTTCATGTCGCCTGCTTCAAATTGGTTAACATCTGTAGGTGTTAACATCATGCCTAACGAATCGATGACAAATAATACCTTTGGCTTTTGTTCATCTGGCATTAGTTTATACTCTTTCATAAACTCTGATATTGTTTTAGCAACATCGTCGATCATGGCCATGTTAAGTTTCAGCAACTTGTCTTCTGAGGTGTCAACTCCTAGTGCTATCAACCATTTCTCATCAAGAGCATTTTCTGTATCAATCAAGATAGGATATATTCCCTGCTCTTGTGCGTGCTTAACAATGTTTCCTGAACAGATGTAACTCTTGCCTGCACCTGATTCGCCGGCGAACACTGTTACTTTACCTAGCGGAATACCCTTGTTAAAGTCTCCACTGATTAAATAGTTTAATGTGTAGTTACCTGTTGAAACCCAATCTGTTGGGTCGTTAAAGCCAATACCTAACCCTTCAATGCTTTTGGTAATTGACTTCCTAAATTTCGATATATCAAATGGTTTTGCCATAATTTGTCCTCATTGAAGTTAGAGGTAGGGAGTAACCCCTACCCTTCACCTTTACTTATTAAGATGTTTTCTGTCGATTGCGAATCATCGCTAGAATGTCTTCTGCACGCTGTCCACCGCTAGCTGGTGTTTCGATCGGTGCTGTAGGAGCTAGTACTGCTTCGGCTACAGGAGCCACTACAGTTTCAGCTACAGGGGCCACTACTGCTGGTGCTGGTGTTGCCGCAACTTCTGCAGACGCATTTGGTGTTGCTGTCGCAGGAGCATTAAACTGGCCTCTTGGCTTGTAGTAATTACCCCAACGTTCTGCATCATATGCTTGCCCATCTACTGATGCTTCAAACATTTCTTTCATTACTTTTTGTTCAACTTCGCTTGGTCTCTTAGGAAGAAAGTCAGCTAGGTTGTGAAGACCAAATTGTTCGATAGCCGCTGAATCTGCCGCGTCTAGTGCTGATTCTTTACGTGACCATTTTGAAGTAGAATAATCAGCATAACCGCCTTTTGATGTTTTAGTAACAATAAAGTCTAAACCACCTTGATAGTCTGTTGGTAAGTTTTCTAGTTCTGGATCTAACAAAGCTGATTTAATTAAGTTAAAGATTTGTGGACTAATGATAAATCTACGGATTGGATTTTCCGGTGTTTTGTCGTCCGTGATTGGATTTTCTTTAACAAAGCCTTGGAATAGATATGATTTCTTTTTCCAATACTTACGGCCCATGTCTTCCAATGATGGATCTTTAAACCATGTTCTTACTTCTGCCAAGATTGGGCATGATTCTCCCCACATTTCAATACACGGTATTTGTACAGTTACAGGTCTACTGTCGCCTTGCCCTTTGATGCCGGCAAAAGCTAAGTTGATCATGTTTCTCTCAACCCAAAAGAATGTGTTATCTTTGTTTGCGTCAGGTAGAAACCTTATTCTTGCTGTTTGACCTTCTTGGATGTTCCAGTGTGCGTAGATAGCGTTATCGCCACCACCTTGTGAATTGCCGCCTGTACCGCGATTTTCTGTTGCTTGTAACTTTGCTCTAATTTCGGCTAATGATGTTGCCATGATGTTTCTCCTATATGTTTGTCATTGTTTGCCATGATGTGTCTATAAAACGTATAACACTCTTGTATTATACGCTACTATTATTTAGTCTGCAACTGGTATTATATAATATTTTAAATCAATTTAGCCAAAAAGAAAGGCACCTAAAAAAGTGCCTTCCCATAATACTAACTACGCTCTAGTTAATTCCCGATAATCTCTTAAGTGATGTCATTTCTTGTACACTTTCGTTTGCCTTTTTAAGTGCATCTGCTACTTGAGGCTGGTCAGACAATCCATCTTCGATTGATTCAATCCTGTCAACAGCATCTGTCATGTTACCTGTTGAACTGTTTGCTATTTTAATTGCGGCGTTGACGTCATCTTGTGTGTATTTTTCTGCTTCATCTAGTTTAGCGTTACAATTACAGTGCGGGCAATCTGGTGGGCAGCCACAATCTTCTGCTTTTACATCACTACCACAGCATTTATCTGAACAGTGTGTGTCACTAGCTTCTTCTACTTTTACTTTTGCTTTTTTAATTGAAACGCCACCTTTATAAGCCATTTCATATTCTTTTTGCATTGCTACAGCTTCTTCTTTACTGGCAAAAGAATCAATTTCTTCGCCGTTCCACCATAATTGATATTCTGTTTCGTTTGTTGATTCTTCCATTGCGTCATATGATTTTGCTGGTAAGCCTTTCTTATGTACTGCTCCACGCCCATGTAAATCTAATACGTCTTTCAGCATGTCAAGATATCTTGTGAGTGTGCTAGGTTTTTCATCTTCACTGGTTAAATCAGTAAAGTGTGATACCGTAGTCTGTCCATTATCCATATCAACTACTAAGGCGTTGCTATGAGTAGTAGACACTTGATCCACTGTACCTGTTTGTCCTTTATTCTTAACATATACTCGCTGTCCTACTAGTTTTTCTAATTTTTCGTGTGCTTCGTATACTGGTTTCTCTTCGTGCATTTTCATTTTGCCGATGTATGCTGGTTTGTTTGGGTCTTTTGCTAGTCCTGGTGTTTTAACTTCTTGCCAATCTGATTTTTTAGATTTCCAATTTTTTTCAAACTCTTCGTCTGATGCATTTTCCAAATCATAATGTAGTTCTTTCATTCTGCCTTCTTTTACTTCCATTCCACTTAGGCGTTTGAGTCTTTCTAAATTGTCAGGGGTTGAATGTTGTTTAACAATATTATCAACCCAAGCACTTACATCACTGGAACCAATCTCTTGTAGATCACTCCAATCTTCGCTGTCAACGTAATCCTGGATAGCGGCCATTGTTTCTCGAGGACCACCTACTTTGATAACTAGATCTAGATTGCCTTGAAAACGTCGAAGGATAGCATCGTATACTGCATCAGCCTGATCGTCATTATCACCTAAATTGATGTCAGCTTCATAGTCCATAGCATCTTGATCTGCTTGTGCATCGTAGTCATCATCTGTTGCTTCATCTAACTCAATATTATCTTTTGGCGGGCCGTATGTTTCGATCTCTTTTTCTGTAGCAATAAAATAAGATGGGCTTTTGCAATTTGGACATACTACTTCTGCTTCACCTTCAGGTAATCCATCTGTTGGATTTTCTGGATCTGCAATCTCAGCATACATATGACTTAGATTATGGCAGTTCATACAATACTGTGGCTCATTGTTTTTAAATATCTCTAATCCATCTTTTGCACCAACATGTACTGAATAATCATCATCTGTAGCTTCATCCATTTGTACAAATCCTGATTTACCTTTCAATTGGTCCATGATTTCTGGCATGTTGTCATCAACCCATTGTACAATCAGGCCTCTAGTGTCTGCTTCTGGATCTATATCTCCTAGATCGCCAATGTTGTCCCATAGCACATCGTCACCAATGAGGTCACCTAACGCACCAGTAGCATTAGCACCATCTACGCCTGCTGGCAATGGTTTTTTAAGTAATTCGTTAAGTTTTGCAATGTTTTCTTCTGTTTCTGGGATCGCCCAAGTACCTTCTGATACTCTTTGTGCCCAGGATTCAAATTGTTGTGCAAACGGGTTGTTGTTTTCTCTCATGATCGTGTGTGCCTTATGTACGAGTGGTAGTGCTTGTTCAATGCGCTCGTCAAGTGTTTTCTTGACAAACAATTCTTTTAGATCTGCTATATCCGCTTCATCTTCTACCAGAGCAGGTGTATAGTTCTCTTTAAATTCTGTGTAGCCACGCTTGCCCTTCATTTTCTTTAGGGTATTTTTAAGCAGGCCGTGATATCCAAACGCTGATTCTACCATCTCTAGAGTGACAGTGTCCTCAAATGTTCTGCGTGACATCCCGCGGACGAAAGGGCGTAATGTCATCATTTCTCCAACCATTTCAGTTATATGCTGGCCTAACTCATCAGTGGGAATGCCACCAGCCGAAACATGTCGTGCCATGGCACGTGCACCTGTTAGGTTATTGAACGGAAGTTTAAATCTTTCGCCTTCTACATTTTCGATGAACACCGAGTCGATGTTGCGGCTACGGGAGCCATGGACTTCATCGACGATGGGTTTGCTATGCTGTAATTTGATGCGCACTGGACCAAAGCTCTCATAGCTACGGTTCTTTGTGCCGTACATTTTGCCTTCGGATACAACATCGTCTGCGCTGTAGGTGTTGTCAGCCTTGCTCTGTTGCTGGATGTCTCGATGTTTTAGCGTGCTTCGTGTTATGTCGCGTGGTTCAAAGCTCAATAGATTTCTACGGGCAAACTCGCGAAGCTCTCTTAAAAACGTGTACCAGTCTTTTTTATGGTCTTCGTCAAGGTCGTCACTGATATTTTTACTAAAATATATCTTTAGGCTAGTTTCATCAATGAGACTCATTGTGATGTTGCCGTGGTTGTGTCCGTCTACTGTGTAATCAAAGTTAAAAAATCGTGCATCTTCGGGGTTTTGTGTGGCTTTAGCGTTTTCGTCACCAAGACTTACTTCCTCAAATCTATCACGGATTTTTTCAAACAGTCCTTCTGCAATTTTGTTAATTTCTCTCATAATAGTATTTATCTACAACATTATAAATGGCATGGGTTCTACAAAATCGTCATGACCATCTTTCATCGCGTTGTCTAAATTAGCGTCATACGTTTGTAACAGCATGGCCATTCGCACTATCAACACGAGGCTCATTACCAAGTCATCAGTTTCGCCGGGTTTGGCCGCAAATCCGCTACCGCTGGCCACAAACGTTTTAAGTTCTGATATTAGCGGCTTGCTGTTTATGGTCATGCGTTTGCTTTCAATCAGGCTCTTAAGTTTAGCACAAGCGGTAATTTTTGGTTTGTTTGATGTGTTAAATCCTTTTCGATACCTGCGAGTATTCCCTGCCCTGGCGGGTTCGCTCAGGAACGTGCCTTTTATGTTCTCTTCGCCGATTTCTGACACACTAATTAACGCGGCTTCACCCAAAGTATTATTTTCTAAGCTATAATAGATGCTGTTCACTGGCACGGTCTCTGCTAGGTATTTTGTGATCTCTAACAATATACCTATCTGTTGTTGCACTGGTGTTCTATTGTCTCGCCATTCTGCAACTTGTACGAAGCTAGGAACTTCAAAGACCTGTATGGCGCTAGGATCGCCCCCTGTGCCAAGGCTCGGGTCTAATGCAACCAAATACGTTTGTGTGGGATCTGGACGCTTGTACCACCGTACCTGTCCTTGCCTTTCAGTTGGATCTTTTCCATCTAACTCAATTAAGTAACCAGGATTAATTAATGTTTCATCCCAGATGATAAATTCACAATCCATTTCTCTACGGAATCGTTCATCACCTAATTGTGCTCGAGTCTCTATAGCCCATGCTTCATCACGATCTGGATGCTCGTTCCAATAACTGCGGAATGCTTTAAACCCATTGATGCCTAATTCTGTTTCGTTACCACTTGCATCAAAGCACTTGTTGGCACCTTTCCACAATGTGGCAAATTGGTCTTCATCACTGTTAGGAGTTGATGTAATAATACACTTACCGCCAGTTGCTAATGTAGGTGATATTGACGTCCAAAACTCACGGCCTATGGTAGGGCGGACAAACGCAAACTCATCTGCGTACAGTAGCGATATACTCATACCCCGTCCAGTGTTTTCAGTTGTTGTAGCACTTACTATACGACTGCCGTTGTCAAAGTCTATACTACCTTTGTTGTAACTAACTGCACCAGCACGTATGAAGTCTGGAACTGACTCATATGTGTATCGTATACGTTGCATGATCTCTTGCGAGCCTGTATATTTGTGTGCGGCGATTAGGATAGTTGAGTCAGGGACAAACATAGCGTACCATAGCAAGTAGCCCGCGGCTGAAGTGGACTTCCCTGTTTGTCTGGGCATTAAGGATATGCTGAATCTGTAATTGTGGTATGAGTGTATCAATCGCTTTTGGTATTCAAAAGGTTTATACAACATTCGTCCTTTGGTAGGGTGCTGTATATAAAAGTAATTACTCATGAAATATTCAGGACCTGTTACAGGATTTGCACATTTAGCAAACTCTTGTAATTGTTTTTCCGTAAAGGATTCCCTCTGATGAGGTTTTTTTACTAATACGGAATCTGTACCTCTAGCTGTAGCCATAGTATTATTTAACCATCTGTTTCTTATTTGAGTAGTATCTGAGTAGTGATTGTCTTTGTTTTGCAATATGTTCAGGTGATTTAATTCTACCTTTTAATGCTGTTGATTTTTTTAATTTCGTTTCTACACTATCAGGCCCTTTCTTTTTTCCTAAATTAGCCAATCTTAATTTCTCTTTTGTTTCTTTAGAATGAGGATTACCTTTCCTTCCAAGTTGTCTTAAAGATTGTTTTATACGTTGTTCTTCTGTGCGTTTTTTTCCTATATTTTTACCTTTCATAGATTCAGATAGTTTTCTTTTAGATTCTTCACTCATTGGTTTTCTTTTCTTACCCATATGAGCTAAAGATAATTTAATTTTAGTTTCTTTTGAGTGCTTTCTGCCAGGTTTACCTTTGAGTGATTTTGATCTTAAAGTAGCATATTTGATACGCAAAGATTCATATATTTTTGATGTTATTTTATATCTTTGTTGATTATTGTTTTCTAAAGTTGCCATAGCCCAGGCGGCATATACCATTTTCTTTTTAGCATTACCTTCGTACATTTTTGTAAGGAGAAGATGACAAATAAAATGCTCTCTGGCTGTTAAATTGACAAGATTTTCTTTAAGATTACTACCGCCTAATGATTTAGGAACAATATGATGAGTTTCATAATACCCATCCGTCAGACGATTTTTAGCTTTGTTGATGATACTATTATAATAGGAAGTATATTTGTTTTCTAACACATAGTTATTTATCTGTTAGCAAAGGTTTTAATAAGTTTAACTTACCAAGGAGTCTCTCCGCCCATAAATTTTGGCAAGGAAAACCAAAGTCTAAACCATTCAGGAGTGCCAGGTTTGATGTCGTTTTCTTGTTGATATTTTATTTTTTCGTTGGCGGTGATGCTAGGATTGCTACCTTCTGTGCTAACACTATCAGGTCCTGTGTATTCCTGTAACGTTCCTATATTGTTATTGCCTAACCCAGCAAGGCGTTGTATCTCGTGTATCGGATCAGCGTCGTCTAGGACTGCATCATCAATTCCTTCGTTGGTGTAGTCTTGTGTGCGAACTACATATTGTTTAGACGCCATATTTATTTTTCCTCTTAGCAGGCATTGGGCTCTGCTTGTTAGTATTACTTAGTTCTTCACTGCGATTAGATGATAATCTTTTAACCTTGCCAGCACCTACCATCTTGGCGGCACTGTTAATGATCTCTAATTCTTGATCAGTGTAACATGATAACAAAGGGTCACCTGCAATTGCGCCTGCGGCTTTTGTAGGGAAGTCTGGAGCTCCGGCCATAGCTAATCCAAAGCGGTAAGCTGTGTATGGACTGCCATTGGGATGATTTATACTAATGCCAGGCAGGCTAATAGCACTTCTGATACTAGCTTGTTGGTCTGCTTCTAAATTTGAAAAATCGGCTCGTTTATTGTCTTCAACAATAACTTCCTTAATTTTCATCTTAGACTTTTTTAACTTCGTCAACCATGCTTTCGTATGCTGACCATAGATCTTCTTCTATAGGGTTAGCACCACGATTAGCGGCTAACGGATATTGTTTTTTAGGTCCACCAAGTCCGCCGCCAGCGGCTGATGTTACAGCACTTACTGGCGCTGTTTCTTCATGTGGAGTATTGGTGTATTCAATATCGCGTTCTTCTTCTACTTGTTCACACCCGCATGGTTCACACCCACAAATGTCACAAGTTTCTGTACTGCCTACTGGGCTTAAATCGTCCTCTTCACCTACTGGTATAGCAACACCAGTAACTTCTGGCATGCCAGATAGTTTACGAAGTAAATTAAGTGCATCTTGTTCTCCATTAGCAGTAATGCTGACATTGATATCTTCGTTCATATTTTTCTCCTGTGCTGTGTCACCAGACACTGAGTATGTTTTACCATCAACAGTAAATGAATCTTTACCTGCTTTAATAGCATCTAGTCTTGCTTTAGTAAACTCGTTGCCTTCTTCTACAGTATCTTCCTGAGCCATTTTTTTATGGTCTTTGCCGCAAGCTTCTGCAACTTGTTCTTCATTTAGTCCAACTGCTGATAAAAATCTTGCTCTATCAAAGCGTGGATTTTGTTTAGCAAACATGTCTGCGTGATGGTTAGCAAGTTCTACTTTCTTAGTTTCATCTTCGATGTTTTTAAGTAAGTCAGCTACCATTTGGAAATCTTTACGTGTAGGGCCTTCTTCTAAATGTGTTTCTTCGTCCATTGGTACATCAACATCACGTTCTTGCCAAGCTTCAGTGGCATCTTCGTGTGCGGCTTCCATTGCGGCATCATGTTCACTGCCGCCTGGTGCAACCATTTCAGCACACCATTCGTCAGTTAGTTTGTTGTTGCCATCACCCTTACAGTGTGCTCGAAGTGATAGTGGATCAATGACTGGTTGACCGTCTACTACGTTTGCTTGATAGCTAATA